TTTAACACCTCATCTTCGAGATGTTCCATATGAAGATTTTTTCCGGAAGCTTCAGTAAGAAATTGTTTATATTGTTTCACCTAATCCCCAATTTTTGTTTCATAGCAGAAAAACTTTGACCGATTTCTCTGTCGGCTTTATCTCTACCAAATCCAAGTTTAGATTTTGCTTTAAAATAATCCGATATTTTAGTGCCGATATCTTTGGTTAACTGTTTAAAATCTTTCGGGTCATTATTTTGAGTTACATCTTTTTGTGGTCCTTTTAAGCTGCTAGCAGAAGTAAAAGCATCTTTAATCTTCTTGGTCATTTTACCTTGTTTTAATTGGCCAAAAGTATGCATTAATATTGATTTTATGTCGTCTTTTGCTTTCAACTTTTCTTCAAAATCTGTTTGTCCTGGATCAAAAGTTCCTTCGTTTTTAAAAGTGCCGGCATAAACGCGAGTGGACGCACCAGTTCCTCCGAAGCCGCCGCCACCTACCCATCTTAACATCCATTCAGATCCAACATTCCATTGTTTTGACTTATATAAATCTTGTGCTGTTTTAAATGAAATTGTATCGCCTGATTCAGAATTAAATAGAGTTAGATAATCCCAGCCATGTTTCTTATAATCGTGTAGGGCATTAGAATTCCATTGCCTTATAAATTCATTAGGATCTGTTAATCCATTTTTTACTGTTTTATTAAATGAATACGGAATCGCACCGTTATTAGGACAAGCTATTGAACAAATATTATTATATAATGTTTCACAAGCTTTATCGGCTATTCTTTGACTAGCACCTTTATTGTCCATATACAATGATGTATACTCTTTACTTCCTATTGATAAAGATTTTGCTATACCACCACCTTTATTTGATTCACCATAATATTTTGTGCCGCCTAACATCATCCTATCTGCATCATCAGCAGAAATATCTCTTCCTAAATCTTTAAAAGCATTAATCCATGCTAACTTAGCATCTGCAAAATTTGTTGGTTTTGAAAACGTTCCACCATCTTTCTTTAATTCAACATTAACTCCCGCACCTAACCAACAATCACCTTTATTGTCTTCATCGCCTTTTTTACCACCCGGAGTTGACATAATATAAAGAATTTCTCCAGGGCCTATATTTTGATTATCAATTTTTACATCTAATGCAATTAATTTGTCTCTAACCTTGGACCATACTGGATTTTTTGTAGTAACATACGAATCTAATTTAACAACTTTATTTAAACTATCTTTAACCATTTTAACACAATCAATCACATCACCTTTAATTAATTCTTGACAAAAATTAACTTGGTCTTCGGCACTAGCGCCGGACTTATTAATCAAAGATATCATAGCATCTATGAATAAATCTTGATTCATAGTAATTTTGGCGTCAATAGCTTTCTCTCTTATCATGTTAGCCATCACATCTTTTTGAATGGCCTCTAATACATTTTTTAACACTACATCATTATCAACGAGTTCTATTTGATCTAGAACTTGTTTTTTGAGCTCAGGTGTTACTCGTTCTAAGAGGGTTCGAATCTCATTCCTAGTATAACCTGGCGCCATAAAAGTTGAATAAGTTTTCATAGATTTCTTTGTTTACTTACCTTACTTTGAGTACTGTTTACACCAATCTTCAATTTCTTTAGCTGTCTTTTTATCAGGTGCGCGCAATTTCCCATCTCGAGTTTCAAAATGTATTTTGCCGTCTATATAAACTATAAAATCCGGTTCCCATTTTTTTATTGCTTCTGTTTTGTCCTTTCCAGAACGGTCCTTAACAACTACGTGAAAATCTGAAGCTTTGTGATCAGCCTTCACTGGAGTGACTGTATAATCGCCACATTTTATTGCTTTACCTCCACCGGATTTAAAGCTTCTTTCAAGATCTTTAACGAGACCTTCTCTTATAATTTCTCGTTCATCAGATGCAGTTTCAGCCATAAATTTTTTATATGTTTTTTGCATACATAACCTATTACAATTAATTATTAAATTAGTTTACTTAACTATTTAGTCTTTTTAAGATACTGATATTTCTCTTTTGCCATGGTTCTCATTTTATTAGAAACCTTAGTATCTATTTTAGCATACCTCATATAGGCATCGCAAGCTTTTTCTTTCTTTTTATAGAGAAACATATCAAAAGCAAGCTCAGAACTATAAGCATCTATCTCAAATGGGCTCGAAAAATAATCGTTAAATTTTTCTTTTTGGTCATCAAATTGTAACGAATGTGTTAACTCATGAACAAATGTAAGAACAAATTGTTGTTCATATTTCTCCCATTGTTCTTCTGGTATGATTAATTGGCGGGTATATAATTCTGGAGATAAATTTATTGTGATTTCTATCTCAGATTCAGAATAGTGTTCTTGTGGCACATTTGCTGCGCCGTCATAATTCAATTCATATAATGCATATGATTTATCTTTTCTAATACTAATATAACAAGAAAATCCTATTTGCTCTTCAATATATGCACCCATACTGTGAGCGCATTTGCACCAAGCTTTTGGATGTTTAGTCGTTGATTCATTATATTCATTTTCAAACCATTTAAAAACTTTTTTGGGAACGTCCAAATGTTCTTTAATATGATCTAGTTCATTCATTGGAAAGCCGTAAAGTCCGCTTTATTGCGCATTCTATTGCCAGTGGAAGTATCAAATAATGGTTCATCAGATTGCCCACTATCTGCAATATCTTCTTGTGCTTTTTGTTCTACATCATATAATCTCATTTTAGATCGGTCTATACCAATAATAAACTTTTTATAAGATGTAAGATCATTATATCTATTTTTTAATTGTTTTACAAGTAATTGATTTAACTCTTCCATTTCATCCGAAGATATTATAGCAAACATAAAATCTGCTGTTGCTGGTAAACCAAAACTTTCAGATGTATCTTCCAATCCTATATCTGTACTTGTAAATCCAGATCTTGTTGTCTGTGTTGCAGAAAGAATTGGAACATTAAATTCTACTGCTAATCCTCTCAATTCTTCTGCAATTGATTTAATATAAGTATATGAATTTACATTTGATCCTGCTTTAATTCTCGCGCTAGCACATATATTCAAATAATCTATGAATATAATATCCGGAGTAAAATTACGTTTCAACTTTAATTCTGCTAAAAGATTTTTAAAGTGCGTTGCGCTGGCGGCCGCTGTAGGATATTCCTTAATAATAATTTTACCTTTTGTCTTTGCATTTATCTTATCAATTTTATTTTGATACATTTCTCTTGAAAGTTCTTCTAATTGACTAATAGGAACATCTAAAAGATTTGCATCTATTCTTTCAGCGATCCTTTCTTCAGCCATTTCCAAGGTTATATAAAGAACATTCTTATTAATAGAAAGACAACTTGCTGCATGATGACACATAAACAAGGACTTACCTACACCAGTTCCGGCAAGACATATATTAAGAGTCTTATTCGGTAATCCTCCTTTAGTGATTTTATTAAACATATCTAAATCAAATTCAATCTTTTCTTCAACCCTGTGATAAAAATCAAATCTTTCATCTGCATCCTCAATAAAATCATGACCTACATGTGGATCAAATGATACTGCTAAAGCATCAGATAATATACTTGGGATTGCACCTTTAGATAAATGAGTTTGTTTTTCATTACCTTCTAAAATAGCAATTGCATCGACAACTGCATTATAAATTGCTTTGTCTTGACAAAATGTTTCTGAAGCTTCGGTAAGCCAAGCTGTTATATCTTTTTCTTCTGGCTTCTCTAACTTATTAATTATATCTGTGGCTTGTTGGAATTCTGTTTCATGCAAACCATCTATCTGATCTAAATCAATTAAAAGACTTTGCTTTGTGGGTAAGCTATTATGTTTGAGAATATAATCTTGTATTTGTTTGAAGATAATTTTTTCTGAATTATCATCAAAATATTCTGCTTTTATATAGGGGGAGACTTTACGAGAAAACAGTTCATTGTGTATCAAATGTGATAGTATTAGGTGCTCTATCCTCTGATTCATTGTCCTCCACGAAAGTTACTGGGTTTGTTGTTTCTGATTTTTCTGTTTCTTGATATCTGTCCCATATCATTTTTACTAATATTTCACCAATCATAAATTCAAATTCTTCACCTTCTTCATCAGTGTGTTCAACACCTTCTAATTCGGGTGGTACCATTATAATATCATATTCATACTTAGCAGTACTTTCATCTTCCGTATCTGGTGGTGATACTTGGAATTTGCCATACTTATATACTACACCTTTAAACGGTCCTGTCAGCATCTCTATACATTGTTGTGTAATGTCTTCGGGATGTTTGGGATGTAATACCAGTCTATAATAACTGTCTATTCTATCATAATCTTCTTTTGTTAAGTCATTACTCATTTTTAACTTTTTCGATATTTTCTTTTTCTACAGCTAATTCTTCTTCCATTTCCATTTCTCCATATAAAAATTCTTTCCCTGCTGCTACATCTAACTTGTCTAAAATTTCTTTAGTAAAATACTTGGTAGGATTTTTCAGCATGGTTTTTAGAAAAACCTTTTCTCCATCAGGCATTTCTAATCTAGTAGAAACTTTTTTAAAGATTCCATACTTCTCTGCTAATTCTGCTAATCCATAATATCTATTCAATCCTTCTTTAAAGGTAAGAAGAACATCTACCATTTTATGTTCTTTTGTGAGTCTTGATTTATAAGTCCTGCAATGAACTATATTACCAATTACTTCGGTACCATCCTTTTCTTTCTTTTTAGATAGGAATACGATGCTAGATGCAGCATAATGTAAGCCGGTTCCACCGCCCATAATTTTTTGAGGAAATAATGTTCCTATTTGATCGTATGTGTGATTAGTAACAACAAGAGGCACTTTAGCTTTACCACCTAATAAAGTTAAAACTCTAAAAGTGCCTTTAACCATTTGAGCTCTGGTCATATCTCTGGTCCCCTTACCGTCACTAACATCTTCCATTTCTTTAGTAGTAGAAAGATTGCCTAATGAATCTAAACATATCATCATTGGTGGACGAGACTTGCTGGATTCTTCTAAATGTTTTTCTAAAATTTTAGTCGCTTGTGTTCTAAATTCTTGGACTGTGGCAACAGGTAGGATAATCATTCGTTTAGAATCAATTCCTCTTGATTCTATCATATCTCTGGTTATGGCAGATTCGCTTTCAAAATATATAACCCCGCCAGTAGGATTATCTGTGAGAAATTGCCGGACACAACCCAAAACAAAAAAAGTTTTTCCGGTTGAACTTTCTCCAGCAAATGCTGTAATTTTATTAGATGGTAATCCTCCATAGATACTCCCAGATAATTGTGCGTTTAAAATATACGAACCAGTATCAATAAAACTTTCTACATCACCTGCTTCAACACCGTCACTTACTACTGCGCCATATTCATTATTGGCTACTTTTAACATTTCCCCAAAATAACTCATTTATTCCTTTCACTTAAACAATAATATATTATACTACACATTTAAAAAAATATCAAGACTTTTCTACATCAACTGAACCAGTAGTAGGATCATATGAAATTTTAAATGTTACTTCAATTGGTTTAAGGGTTCCATCTGCTTTAATTATAGGTAACTTACCTTCAACAGCGCCCATCAATGCATCTTTAGCATTTGTGAATTGGTGTGCAGGGTCAGCCTTTATAGCTTTGTCTAATTCTTTTTTTGCACCTTCTGGAAGTAAATCATCTATCATACTTTCCACGTGCTCTATTGCTAAATCTGTTGCTTTGTCTACGACAAGACTAGAAATAACATTAAATAATAATAATGGTAACATAATATTCTCTTTCTAAGTATTTAGTTAAATGTTCATTAATTAATCTGTTGTTCCCAACTTCTTTCAACATTGTGTAGGGCTAGTGTCTGTTTAAAATATTCATCGGTAGAAATTGGTAAATGTTTATCTGGTTCATCTGTGAAATTCTTAATTAATACATCTCTACCGGGATCTACAAAATACGGCATTGAATAGCTAGAGTTTGTATGAACTGTATTAACAACTCTATGATTAGTTGATTTTAACGTATCATTAGACCATCTTTGAAACATATCTCCAATGTTTAATACTATTGAATTTTTCACTACAGGAGCATCAATCCATTCATCTGTTTTTCTATCCTGTACTTGTAAACCTCCAACATCATCGAAACGAAAGAGTAAAGTGATAGAACCATAATCAGTATGTTCTCCTCCGAACCCGTGATCCTCTTGCTTCTCGTGCGCTGGATAATGAAGCATCCGCATATTAACATAACTATTCGTATGCTTATCTATTAAATATCCTTTTTTATGTTTGAATATACTTTCAAACTTATTGAAAAATTGATAAGAAAGACGTTGAGAGATCTGAAGGATAGATTGAGCTAATGGTTTAAACTCTGGAATTTCTGTAGGCCAATATTGTTCTTGCATTCTTGCTGGTTCAATCCAATTATATGATTCTTTCGAATCACCATCTCGACTCTGAATATATCCCATCTCTCCCCATCCTGCGCGACATGTTGAGGAACCCTTTACTCCATTATATACATATTTCTTTTTCACATCTAATGGTAGCTGGAAGAACTCGTCCATGAGTTGCTTCCAGTCTTGAAATTCTGATAGCCACTCATCATAAACATTAGTGAATACTGCGAATCCCACAGTTGTATAAGCGTCATACATCTGCTCTTCGCAAGTATCACTTTTCAAATCAATTATCGGAATCATCTGGTTTAAAAATTGGGAGTTTTTCTAAATAAAGTATATCACCTTTATCATATCCAGCCTCTTCCAATAAGATTGCAGCTTTACATACAATTTCACAATCAATTTTTTCTAACATTGCTTGAAGTCCTATTAGAGATCCGCCTGTGGACACTACATCATCTATAATACAAACTTTTTTTTCTTTTATTTTTTCAACATCACAACCATCTAAAACAAGTGTTTGCGCGCCGATTGTAGTAATAGATTGAACTTTTTCTATCATAGGATTATCCATGTATCCCTTGATAGATTTTCTTGCAACAATATAATCTTTTCCCAACCTTCTTGCAATGGTGTGTACTAAGGGTATTGCCTTTGCTTCGGGGGAAATTAAAATATCAATTTCATCTTTCTTTGGAAAATCATTCAGAAGAATAATTGCTTCAGCACACTCTTCTATTAATTCTGTATCACCCAATATGACAAAGCTCGCTATCGCGAGCTCGTCATTGATTTTAACTTTGGGCAACTTGCGTGTGAGTCCTGCAACTTTTAATTCATAGAACTCATTTGTAAAAGTTTCTCCCCAAGCCATATTAAGCGCCCATCATGATTAAGCTTGTTGCAAATCCGGCAAGCAAACCATAAAAGGGATTAAATTTTGCAGTTACAAATGCCGCGGCTCCGATTACCATTCCTGCTGGTCCAAATCCATATGGTCCTGCAAAAGTTCCACCAATGCCAATAGCACCGGCAATATTTGTAGCAAAGGTAACAAATACACCTAATACAAAAAGAAAACCTGCAATAGATGCTCTATGTACATACTGCCCAATTAAAGGCAATGCTTTGCTTAATAGAATGACTGCCATAATTCCCATCATAATACAAGATGCAACTATTGGCATAGGTGCGGCCGCAGTTCCAGAAATTATCGCTTCAACCGGACCGCCACCAAAGAATGCTGAGCCCATATCTGCAAGACTAGAATAAATTGCAAGATGATCTATATTTGTATTAGTCCCTGCAATACTTCCAGTAATTTTACCAAATGAAATATTGGCACCAATGTTTAAACATGCTAATGATAAAGCACCAATAACAATGTTTCTATTAGTCCAAAACTTCCACTCAATGTTACCCGTTGTAAACTTTTCGCGTGAGTTGTCTACTACAATTTCTTCTAGTACGACACCCAACTTTTCGCGCAATGGAGCATAAAACTTTAATGCAACATAAAAAAGTGTGGATAAACTTACGGACCATATAATTGTTTGTGCTAAGTCTTTGGTCCAAAACCAAGCAAGTAAAGCACTAATTAAAGATACTCCTCCTGTCCATTTTTCAGACTTAAACAAATCTATAGAAACATTCGCTAACATAATACCCACTCCAGCCATCATTGATGTGACAACTAGGGGACCAATAAAGTTAACCAATGCTTCATTCATTCCAAGCAAAGAAGGAATCAACAATAAAACGGCACCCCAAAATATAAGAGAAAGTCTCTCTTTTATATTTTTACCTAGAGTACCGGCTAATGTGATTGTTTCTGCTTGGAAGGATATAGTTGCGACAGACATAAAGAATGCCGAACCAATAATACCAATTACAAATGCTATCGCAGTTGGAAATGCAGCAAACCCAAAACTCAGAGCTAAAATGCCCTGTGGTATGCCATTAATAACAACCGCTATTGCGGTCAGAATGCTTTCTAATAAGCCTTCCATATTTACCTTTCATTATATTATTTTACTGTAGTTTACCGTTCACACCTTCGACATAAAAATTCATAGTATCGAGAGCATGTCTTTTGATTTTACCAGCAGGAATTTTTGTTCCGTCCTGTTTAGTAATACCAGCACTAAACGGAAACCATTTATCCATCTTATCATTTACCCAATTCATCTTAATTGTCTCAACTTGATTGACAACTGAACCAGGCACATTGACACCCCACGGTGATAGACCTACACAATTTTCCTGTAGTCCCCAATTCAATTTTTGATTTGGTTTCCACGTTCCATTTGATACGGAATCAGCTATGGTTTTGTACATAAGATTCCAATTGAACATCATACCTGTTACATAACGTTCAGGGCCGTTGTGTCCCATAGGTGCATCATTACCCATACTCCAAACTTCTTTACCATCACGTTTCCACGCTTGTTGTGCAATAGTAACTACACTAGGTGAATCAGTTGTTGTATAAAGAATATCATTACCAGACTCTAGAAGTGCTTTGGCCGCATCCATATCTTTAGGTGGATCAAACCAGCTGTTAATCCATACAACATTAACTATTGCATCTGGATTAACTGACCTTGCGCCAAGTGCAATTGCATTGATGTTACGAACAATCTCTGGAATTTGATGTGAACCAACCACCCCAATTTTATTAGTCTTAGTCATCAATCCTGCGGCAATACCTGTGAGATATCGTGCTTGATAACTCATACAACCATAGTTGTCAAAGTTAGTATCGTTACCTTTGTAACCTGTGGCATGTAAGAAAATTGTATCTGGAGATTTCTTTGCCGCTTTGGCAATTCCATCCATATAACCGAATGAGGTTGCAAATACAATATCGTGTTTTCGTGCAAGTTTGAGGAATATTTTTGTTGACTCTGCTTCTGGTACCATTTCTACCATGCCAACTTTATATCCATGCTTCTTCAACGATTGGAAGCCTTGATGATGTCTCATTGACCATCCACCATCGGTGTGTGGTCCCACTAGAACATATCCAATTGAAGGTAATTTCTTACCAACGGTACTTATACCAAATAAGGTTGCACTTGCAACCAAAATTATAAAAATTGAAATTAATTTTTTCATTTTCTCCTTCCAAGAAAAGTGTTTGTTAATTTCTCTCGCTCATTATTTACGGGTCTTCCAACCCCTTCACCGCTCTCGCGTATAAAAAGGCCCCCGAAGGAGCCTTTACTTTTTGTTGTCTTACTACTTGGAGTAAATTCCCCAGAGCACCCATATTGCAACTAAGCCGATTAAACCTTCGCTTCCTAATTGTTTTACGAGTGATACAACAGACCCTACGACATCTATTCCGAGAAATGGGACAGCTGCACCGAAAATTATCTGAAGAACTACACCGAGTGCAATAATTGCAAGACCGAGTTCGGTTATCTGTCTAATCCAACCGAGTGCCTTATCTAACATATTTTACCTCTTTAAATGGTTAATTAAAAGTCAGAGGTGCAGACCACCATGATTCCCACGGAAAATGTATCCATAGATTCTCAGTGTCCTTTGCGACCTCCCTTACGTAATAATGAGGTTCAAAATTAACCTCGTTATTCCACCAGAGGGATGCAAATCTTACATCACAACTGATTTCTAAGGGCTGTTCCTTTTTTGGGCCCTTAATAAAAGATGATATACGTTCAAAAGTTTCACCACTATCACATATGTCATCTACTATTAAAACCCTCTCATCTGTTCTCCTTGGGAGATATTCTTCCCATTCTGGAAAATCTCTGAGAGAGCTTTTCACGGGCTTAAAAGGCTTCTTTAACCAATGAGACATCATAACGCCAGGCGTTAGACCTCCTCTGCTTAAACCCACTATCACGTCTGGTTCAAAATGGTCTAATGTAATCTCTCTACAGAGTTGATTTACATCTAAACACATTTCCTGCCAAGTGTACCATACTTTATTCATAACAAATTCTCCATACTATATTTATCAAATAAAAAACGCTTCTAAGGTACTTCTTTTTTCAGAAGACCAGCCGATTACCTTCAGAATTTCATTTAAAGGACCACCAAAAGATTTCTCAAATTGCTTCTCATAATCAATATAATCATGTAATCCGAACTCTTCAGGTAAGCCTTCCATCATAGCTATAACTCCATCTCTAATAGGATTAGGTTGTTTCAAATATACAAACTTAATTTTTTCCCCCTCTTGAATAAGTGGATATTTATTTTGTAACTTCTTTTGTTTCAAAAAATGATTATATAGGCGTGTTGCTTTTACATGTACGGGGGTTCCTTTAGCATATAAATCTACTCCGCCATTATACTTTTCAATTCCTCTAACAGATCTAGGAAAAGCAATGTTCTCAATAGGTTCTTTCTCAAACTGCACCCTAAAATCTAAAATGAATTTTTGTATAGCCTCTTCATCTTGGTTAATAATAATGTCAAAAGACTTTTTCAATTTATCTCTACAAGATGTGGGAGTTGATGATTTAACAGATTCAATCCCCATAACCTTAATTCGTGGATTTGTATATCTGACACCTTCATTATCATGGACATTAAGAATATAATGTTTCTTTCCTGTCCAAATACCTTTATCAGCAAGGATCTCTCTTTTCATAAACATCTTTTGATCATAAGCATTCATATAATTTGCCAGATCTGTATATCCACTATCAATTATTCCTTGAAGCTTTGTCTCACATACTTTATCTAAGAAATCAATAACTTTTGATGATTCTGGATCTTCAGGAAATACTTTTTGAACTAATGCATCTAATGTAATATAGAGGGAATCGGTGTCCGATGCCAATACATAATCAACCTCTTCCGTTTCCAAAATTTTGTTGAGATATTTATTAACTGCAATTTCTGCCCAACGGATGCTGAGTTGACCTCCTAATGTAATAGCTTCTGAAATTCTTAAATCATAAAATCTAAAATAAGGGTTTCCGAAAGCACCATAAACACTATTAAGCATTAATTTCATAGCAGTTTGTTTATTGCCAAATGAATCTGCTTCTCTTTTTAATTTTTCTATCACAACCGGGTCAGTTTCTTTTTCTATTTTTTTCTTAGCTGCGATTTCCTTCTTTTTAAAGATAACTCTATTATTATATTTTTCCTGCATTATCCTTGGTAAAAATCCTTGTTCATCTTTTCTGAAGGCCTGACCACTGGCGGCGATAGTAATATCTTTATCATAGAATTTACTTAAATCGATTCTCTTCTCCAATAAATTTTCTACACCGCATTGTTGTGTAACGCCTGTTAAAATAGTTTCAGGACTTACATTGTATTGCATAATTAAATGAGGATATAGACTATTTAAATCAAAGCTGACAACCCATTTATGCATGCCTGTCTGCACTTCTTTTACATACGCGCCAGTATATGCCTTATTCTTTGTATTATCTTTCTTTGGTGGGACTACAATATTTCTATTCATTAAGTCATTTGCGAGGATCACTTCCCACATCATAACCATTCCAAATGTATCTTGATAATTTACTTTTGCTTCGTATGCAAGAGCGACAACCATTTCAATTAACTTTTTCTTTTCTTCTAATCGCTCAACTAGTTGTACGTCTTTAATATTATATTCAATAAACTTTTGGAAATTTTCTTTGTATAATGTAAAAAGGTTACCATACTCTTCAAACGATAATTTTCTTTCTCCTAATTCAATTGAAGCAATATAATCTAACCTATAACTTTCCGCTGGAGGAGCATTCCTTCTATAAACATCAATGTAATCGATAACGGCAATTCCGATGAGATCATGAAAGATAACTTCCTTTCCACGAAAATTGGTAACCCTTTCATGAATCCTGTTCCATGGAGATAACCTGCGTGCTTCTTTAACACTGTATAATCTAACTATTCTATTATACAAATAAGGAATATCAAATCCTTGTATATTCCAGCCTGTAATAATATCTGGTGATAGTCTTTCCCAGAATGAAATAAATTCTTGAATTAAATGATTTTCATCTGAACATTGAAAATATTCTACATTCTCATCATTACTATTAAACTCGCCACAACCAAAAACAGAATATTTTCCACCAGTCCCAATGGTAATCGCTTGTACTTCTTCAATCGCAGATGTAGGATCTGGAAATCCATGTGAGGAGCCAACTTCGATATCAATAGTTGCAATTGTTAATAAGGAAAAATCATAATCAATTCCCTTATCCTTTGGAAAGTTATCATATATCCAACTATACCTATAAGCATTCATTCCGTGTATTTGAAAGTTTTCAACTCCGTCATACTTACGAATAAAATCTCTGGTTTCCTTTATTGTTCCTGGTTTAATAGGAGCTAAAGGTTTTCCATCAATAGTTTTATATTTGGATTTTTCTCTGGAAGGTATAAAGATAGTAGGATGGTATTCAACGCGATCATCAAACTTCTGACCATTCTCATATCCTCTTACTAATATATGATCACCAATCTGATGTACATTGGTATAAAATTTCATTTAGTATTTTTGTTATAGTATCGTTCTACTTTGTGTCCGCAAGCTTCTAACTTACTATAACACCATAATATTTGGTCATCAATCCAACATCTTCGATCTCTAAAGGCACCAACTGTATAGAGAATTTGGAGATAACATAGTATGAGATATTTCATTTAAAATCCTCATTTGATTAATCCTGTCTTGTAAGAGGTCTTACCGTTGACCCTCAAAGCTGTCATAACCTTTCCACGATTATTGCCATCTGTTTTATAAGAACAATGCACCCATCCACTTGATGGTTTGCCTGGCTGATAAAATTCTAAAATTAATTGATCAAATTCTAAGTTATCTTTGACCCATTCTGCTAATTCGTTATTGCCAACTTTGGAACATTCAAAATCTGCCGCTTCACCGTTACAGTGTTGACTAGTTTTTGATCCACCCACGGCCTTATTTAAATCAGGACCTCTGTAACCACTATTTACACGAATCGGACCAAACTTATCTCGGACCGGTTGTAAAATATGATTCGCTACGTTAGTAAGATTAACTAATACTTGATCTGTAGCAGGTTCATTACTAATACCCATTCTGTCTGCTGTTGAACTTTTAATTAATTCAGGTAAAGTAAAGTTCTGTGCGACTCTAATATCTTCAGCTTCGTTCACTTTCACTCCTATTATGAGGTCGTTGGTTTGATAGTATTTATCCCAACGACCCCGTCGAATTTATTCCTGATTTGTAACAATCGGAATTTGTCTAATCATTTGTTCCTCCGGAATAATCTTTTCCATTGAAACTGTTAGCATACCATTATTAAGAGCTGCTCCCTTAATAACAATATCATCGGAAAGAGTCCAAGAACGTTTGAAATTTCGTCTTGCAATTCCTTGATGAAGAAATTCATTTTCTGACTCTTTAGCTAAAGAATTCGTACCTGTTGACTCGACGGTTAAAACGCCGGCTTCCACGTTCACTTTAATATCTTTTTCACTGAGTCCAGCAACTGCTAACTCTATTATATAATGTTCTCCTTCTTTTTTCAAGTTATAAGGTGGGTAACCTGAAGAATTTTGTTGGTGAAAATTAGATAAGTCCCCAAATAATCTGTCAAACATGTGTTCAAACCCTAATGAGGTTTGTAACATGGTTTCAAAATGTTTGGGATTATTGAACAGTGAAATTGCGTTTGTATGTAACATATTATCTCCTTTAATTAAGCAAGATTATCAGTCTCTCCATCCCTCGCCAGCGAGCAGATGTTCAAACCGATGTTTAAGAATAATCCATATTAACTCTAATATGGAATCGGCAGTATACTCACCGACCTCGTCGATTGTATACTTACCTGTTTCAGGATCTGTTATAACTCTATCATAAACTAGAAAATCATAACTATGTCCTGCTATGCCATGAGGTCTTTCCATGCGTTCTTTCCAGCCCCATTTTGCATCATCAACAAAATTTGTCATTTACCAGTGCTCCCAAAACCACCATCGCGGTCGGTTTTTTGTGGAGGTTTAGTAGATGTTTCATCAATATCATAATGAATCATTTCGACAAGTTCGCCCTGAGCGATCCTATCACCATTATTTATAATGATTGTTTGAACTTCTGATAAATTTACG